ACAGAGATCGATGCAAATGAATCTTTTAGAAAGTATGCAATAAGTGGACTAATTCAAAACACATATCTTTCTGGCATAGGATCATCTGAGCCACCAAAGTATGATATATATTTTGAAGAGTTTGGAAGCATAATGAGAGAGGCAGCAGTATTTAATTTTAAATATGATAAGGCTTACCCAGCATTAACTGCAAAGATTTCTCCAACGTTTAATAAGGTAAAGGGATATGTGGTTTCTGGTTTTAGAGCAGGATCGTATGGAGCAGAGTTCATGATTTTTAATGCAACAGACACCGCTCTTAGCCTAGACGAAACAAGTGGAAACTATTTAAGAGTTCAGGGCATCACTTTCACTCAGGAGTCTGACAACAACTTGACAGTTGATGAGTATTTTAATAAGAACAGTCTTGAATCAAACCCACAGTTTGTTGCTGACAAGTTAATTTCAAACCCGTATAAGTTTAAACAAGACTATCAAGATATTAAACTAAGCAGAATGACTTACGGGAAAAAAGATTTTTCTTTAGATGCAGTATATATTCAGTCACAAGATGAGGCATCAAGCCTAATGAAGTGGATGGTTGAAAAAACAACAAAGCCAAGAAAATCTGTTGGTGTTCAAATATTCTCAATCCCTACTATACAACTTGGAGATATTGTTAGTTTAGACTACATAGAAAATGGTGTTAGCATGGCCTCAAGCCCAGGCAGCAGATTTGTTGTTTACAATATTGAATTTGCAAGAAATTCTGATGGTCCAGATATGAAACTATTTTTAAGTGAGGTTGTCTAATGTCAAGTCCAGTTAATGGTTCAGTAGATGCAACTGCAGCACTTCCAAACCCATCAGTGCCAGTAGATAATACTTCAGTAAAAATTGCAACTCCAGATTTAATTCTTTTTAATGATGAGGCAATGTCTATTGAAATAATGACAGACCTTATCTTTGAGGATATAGGTGGATACGAACTTGCGACTATTTCTAGACACGATTTGGTAAATGGTCAAAAGGTTATCTATGCCCCAATCAAAAATCTAACTGACCTTTACTTACAATATAATCCAAACAATGTTTTAAGGCTTCAGTCATCTGACTCTTACTTTAAGTCTTTGTCACTTTCAATATTTGATCACCTACCAATTTGTGGTACTGGATATGACTTAGTTGAAAAGGTCGGGGAACCAGATAAAACAAAGTGGACCAAGGTGCCCAACTGCAAGTCTGTATATATAGACCCATTGACTGGAGACCTGATTATTAATCTGGTTAATGTTAAAGAAAATGAGCAAGTAGAGATTCAGGTTTTGTCTAGTGGAGAAATTTTTAATGATACAATATATGATGGGAGCAATTAATGATAACTAATATAGGTAAGAATCTTTTAGCCAAGTATCTTGTAGGGCAGACTCAATCATATGCGTCTCACATTGCTGTCGGCTGTGGACCCGCTCCAGTGGCTTCTGATGGGGCCTTTTCAGACTACTCACTAAAGAAGTCTTTGGATTTTGAGATGTTTCGTGTGCCGATTATCTCTAGAGGATTTGTAAATGAAAACGGTATTGATAAGGTAGTCTTAACAGCAGAACTACCGACAGAAGAAAGATATGAGATAACAGAGGTAGGTATTTTCTCTGCTGCATCAAACCCAGTTGCTGGCTCATTTGATAGTAGAAACATTTTTTCTTTTACAGATACAGACAATTGGCTATATCAGCCAGTTGGATCTCCTGCAATAGATATACCAGTCCGATATGAGCCACTTGATGGAGACTCTGAGAACGGAATCATAAACCAGACAGTTAATGTTTTTCAAACAAATGCAGATAACAGAATTTTTACACAATCAGACAGAGTTGCAAGATACGAAAGATGCAGGTTCTTAAACAACATTATTTCTATTGTTGGAAATGATTCAACACTAACAACTAATCCTGCTGGAAAGATACAGATTGGGGCTGACTCTAAATACATAAGGCTGAACGAAACAACTGTAGACCTTACAAAAAACAGTCCATTAGACGAACTAAGACTTGCGTTTTCTGTTGTCAATAAAGTTGCAAACTCAAATACAGTTCCAGATAATGTTAAGGTTTTGTTAGAGTTTTCTCATGCAGGACTAAACTCAACACAAGAATATGCTAGGTTTGAGGTTAACATTGATGATCTTAGTTATAGCGCTGGAACATCAACAGACAAGAGAAACCTTTCTTTAAACAGATATATTGTTGCAACAAAAGCCCTTAAGGATTTAAATAAGACAGACAATTTTGACTGGAGAGAAACCTCTACAGCAAAAATATATGCATGTGTTACTGAGGCTGGGTCTCCATCAGATCAGTTTTATGTTTGCTTAGACGGACTAAGGCTTGAAAATATTACATCTACTAATTCTTTGTACGGACTAACAGGATATTCTGTAATTAAAAGTGTAGGGTCAAGGCCAATAATAAAGTCAGCAAACACAACAAACTATATTGAGTTTAGATTTGCTTTGGACGTTGGATAATGGCAGATAAAGGAATTAAAAATGTTGTTATTAAAAAAGATTTGCTTGGAAAAGTAACATCATCAAACTCAAGAGTTGTTAGGTTTAGACTTATTGCAGAAGATAAAAATAGAAAATCTGCGTATTCAAAAATATTTATTACTGACTCACAGGCAATTATTGTAGGGCAAGGAGATGTTAACCTAGTTGGAAATACGATATCTGTAACATGGTCTAGCAGCCAGTCTTCAGTGCAGATATCTTATGATGTCTTTGTTGGCTTTGATGGATTAACGCCGTCCTACCTGGGGACATCTTCATCACAAAATTATTCTTTTTTAAAAACTGGGACACAGTCTGTAAGAGTCATAGTTCAAATTTCATCAATAAATCCAGTACTTACACCATCGCTTGATGTGTATGATTCTGGAATCGTGAGTCTGGTATAATTATAGTATGGCAATTTTACCTGTACCAGAAAGAGGGCAACCATTAGATGTTACATACATCTATCAGATTGTTAAGGCTATTAATGATCTTTCTGTTCAGATATCACCATCAACATATAAGTATGTGACAGTTGATACACCTAACGCTGGAAAGCAAAGCGTCAAAGCATCAGAGGCAAGAGTTATAGGTGGATATGTTCAAGTCACAACAAGCACAACACAGACTGCTGGGTCTTCCCAACCATTTTCTTATGATTTTCCAAGCGAATTTAAGTTTGCTCCAGTAGTAACAGCAACACCAGTAAACGTTGGAAATACAGATGCAGGTAAAGATGTTACAGTAACCCTAAAAAGCGTGTCAACCTCAAAAGTTGAGGGAACAGTTAAGTTTAATGCTGGAGGCGACACAAGTATTGGTATTAACCTAGTAATCATTGGAATACCAAATTAATGATTAAATGTACAAAATGTAGTGGAAGAATGTTTATAGACAGACAGTATACAGAGATAAATAACTTAGAACTTTATTGCATTCTATGTGGAGAAAGAAAATTCTTTCACCCACCAAGCAATTCTCAGGAGGGCCGATGGCTACTAAAAAGGGAACAATTGAGAGCGAAAAGTACAATGAGTCACCTGTAATACCAGGCAACAAAAAGGTATGGTTTCTTAACGGGGACTTAGTTAGAATTCATCACTACAACCACTCTAACGGAATCATGTCCGTTTACAATATTACAAAAGATCAGATCGAAAGTTGTTTAATTAGTGAGTTTAAAAATAAAAGAGAACGTGCATACACAGTTGGCCAGACTGCTGATTTAGTTAATCGTCATAAAAAATATATGCCATCACTAATGAAACGAGGAGTCATTCCGTTTCCAATGGGATCTCAAAAAGGTGGTGCAAGAGGTTTTCAAGTAAGATCATATTATTCAGAATCGCAAGTAAAAGAGATCCGTGATATACTTGCTTCATACCATATCGGTAGACCAAGAAAAGACAAATTAATAACAAATGATATTACGCCCAGTAAGCAAGAGTTGACACGAAGAATGGGCGATGGTATACTTACTTATAGAAGAACTGAAGATGGGCGATTTGTTCCAATTTGGAACGAGTCTATTTAACGAAGGGTATAAAATGTCAGACAGCAATTATGTAGTAACAAATGAACCAACAAAGGTATCTGTAACACTTGGATACACATTAAATCTAGGAAATTTCCAATCACTAAGACTTGA